CTCACACCGCCCGCGCCAAAGGCCGCCACGACCGTGACCAAGCACGCCACCGCACCTCTTGACCCCGACGAACTGCCCTTTTGATGACCGACCGTGAACGATACCTGCGCGAGCGCATCGAGCAGCTGCGCACCCATCCAGAGCCACCGTTCCCGACGGCAGAGGAGATCGAAAGCCACGCCACGCACATGGGGTGCAGCATATCGCACGCCACCGACATGTACCGCGACGCTCGAAAGGCCGCCCGTGAACGGACAAATCGCATTATCGCGATGCTCGAACGCGACTTGGAAGAGCTGACCAAGCCGTACGTGGCCCCGCTGCCAAAACCCACCAAACCCCGCCGAAAATGATCCTGATAGGCCTCGACCCCGCGTTCCGTGAAAACGGCTTTGCCGCCGCGATTTACGACCCGTCCGACAAAGACGAACCGCTGCGGTTTATTGTGTTTCACGACACCGTGTCGTTCATTGGATGGGCCCAAAACGACGCGCCCGACCGCGCCTTCGTGTACGTGGAAAACAGCAACTTGGATGCCGCCGTGTACCACCTGACGCCGCGAATGAACGCCCGTCAAGCGGCTGCCATTGGCGTGGCCGTCGGCAAAAACCAAGCGGTTAGCCAACTGGCGGTCGATCTGCTCCGCCGAAAATACGGCAAAGACTACGTGGCCGAAATTGCGCCGAACAAGAAAGGCGGCAAGGTCTACGCTCGGGCCGTTGCGATGGTGGATGTGCTGGAGCTAACCAAGGCAAAGCCGACGGAACGTGTGGCCAAGGCGCTAAAGTCCGAAGACTGCCGCTCGGCGCTGATGATGCTGATGAGGGCCAAAAGCCAGTGGCGGTTGAAGGAAATGATTTACGGCGTATCCTTGTAACACATTCCCGCCGTGGACAAATCAAACACACCGAAACAAACAAGACACTATTTTTGTCATTATACCGCCGTGGGTGAAGTCTCGCGGCGGTTTTTTCAAACACGAGGCAGATATCGGAGTTGGTAACGGGCTGACTTATGGGTGCTCCAATCCAAGCGGGTTCGACTCCCGCCGCCTCACAAAACACACACGCGATGAAACTTTCACAGATTAAGCCCAATCCGAATAACCCGCGTCTGATCAAAGACGAGCGGTTTGAAAAGCTCTGCAAATCCATTCAGGAGGCGCCGAAATTTATGGCTCTGCGTCCGATCATTGTGGATGCCAACGGAATGATTTTAGGCGGAAATATGCGCTACAAGGCGCTGCTACATCTTGGCTACAAAGAAGTGCCCGATGAGTGGGTCAAACGTGCGGACGACCTGACCGAAGATGAGCGCCGGCGCTTTATCATTTCCGACAACGTGGGTTTTGGCGAATGGGAATGGGAAACCGTCGCGAATGAATGGGACGTGGAAGAATTGGCTGACTGGGGTTTGGATGTGCCGGATTTTGCGATTATGCCAACTAATGAGGAGTTGATAGGAGAACACAAAAACAAGCCCGCTACTATGAAAATAACTTTTGCAAGCCCCGAGCAATTGCAGGCTGCTGAAATCGATATTCAGGAACTTCTCGACCGCAAATACAAAGGGGCCTATTTTTCCGTTTCAGCTGGTGAATTATGAGACTTGAAAAGGCATCTGCAAAGGCGATAAAGTACGCTTGCATAAATTTTCATTATGCAAAAGCGATCCCATCTGCCGCAAATGGATATTCCGTTTTTAATGATAAAAATGAATGGTGCGGAGTTGTATTGTTTTCTTATGGCTCAAGAAATGGAGGCAAGCCATACGGCCTCGTATTAGGTCAATTTGGCGAATTGATTAGGGTTGCATTAAATGGAAAACAAAAAAGCACAAGTCAGGCGGTTGCGAGAGCTATTAAGATTTTTGGTAAAGAAAATCCATTGTGCAAATTATTAGTAAGTTATGCAGATACAGGACAAGATCATAAGGGTACAATTTACCAAGCCATGAACTGGTTTTATGAAGGTGAAATAGAGCCAACAAGGCCATTATTTAAAGACAAATTTGGGAAAATGATTCATTCCCGAACTGCTGCAAATATGAAGAAAAGAGGTGTGATTCAACATTATGATGACGGATTGCAAAGAATACAAAACACAAACAAGCATCGCTATATATACCCTCTTTGCAAATCTATGCTACCTTTGTGCAAGCAATTAGCAAGGCCATATCCTAAAAAAGCGCTGGAAGTTCATTCGGTTGAACACTTGGCACCCAGTCAGGAGGTAGGCGGTTCGAATCCGACCCCAGCGCTCCAAAACAGAGAAAAAACAGAGGACAATGCCGAATAATGAAAATTTAATTCCGTTTGTCCCCGGTCAAAGCGGCAACCCCGCAGGCCGACCGCCGAAAACCGTAAAATCGGTAATTTCGGAGCTGCTCGCGAATGGTCACGAACCGGTCAAGGCTCCCGATGTGCGGGCGATTATTGAGGCGATGCTGGCGTTGCCGATCGAAGAAGTGACCCGCCTTGTTCAGGACGACAAACAGCCCGCGATCATCCGCATAACTGGGCGCCGACTGTTGGACAAATCAAAGGGCTTTGAAGGACTACAAACGCTATTAGATCGCGCCCACGGCAAAGCAACCCAACCGACCGATCTGCAAACAGGCGGCCAACCAGTGCAGATCATTTTCACGCAGCACGGCAATAATCCGTTGGCGACCGATGACTGAAGTAGCGCATTCGCCGATATTGAAATGGTGCTTGGAGCGGGCAGAACGTGCAATAAATGCACAAACTGAAAAGGTGCCTGTCTGCATTTTACAGGGGGGCACATCGTCGGGAAAGACGTACAGCACGCTGCAATGCCTGTTTGCAATCGCGGCCAAATATGGAAAGATAAATAATGAACCGACGATCATCACCGTGGTGGGGCAGGATGTGCCAAATCTGAAACGCGGGGCGATTACCGACGCGGAAAACATTGCAGTGAGCTTTGCAGCGGTTATTAAGTCGTACAACAAGACGGACAAGATGTACAAGTTTACGAACGGCGCAAAAATAGAGTTTGTGAGCTATGAAGGGATGCAGGATGCCAAGGCAGGTAAACGGCATATTCTTTTTGTGAACGAGGCCAACGGTATCCGATTTGAAGTATTTGAGCAGCTTTTGATGCGCACCAAGGTAGCCGCCTTTGTTGACTACAATCCAGATGCGGAGTTTTGGGTACATACCAAATACAAAGCGGAAGCAATGCGGCTAGGTAATTTTTGCCGCTCAACGTACAAAGACAATCCATTTTTGACTGCTGGGCAAATAGCAAACATAGAAGCTAAGCGGGATGATCCCGAACGCTGGCGTGTGTACGGCGAGGGCCGAACAGGAAAAACCGAGGGCCTGATCTACAAACGCGCCGAACCGTGGGACGTGTTCCCCGAGGACGTGACGCGGTTCGGTTACGGCCTTGACTTTGGTTACTCCGAACCGTTGGCGCTGGTCAAGTGTGGGTTGGCCGCCGAAACGATTTATGCGCAGGAAATCGCCTACGTGTCGGGGCTGACCCCGCGCAAAATTGTTGAACTGTTTGAGGAGCACGCCGTCCCAAAGGTGGCCCCCGTGTGGGCCGACGGTGCACGGCCCGAAATTATCGCCGAAATGCGGCGCGCTGGTTACAACATCCGACCCGCGACAAAAGGCCCGGAGAGCGTCCTAAATGGCATTATGCTCCTCAACGAATACCCGATGCGGTTGATCGGCGCTAATCTGAACAAGGAAGCACGTGCATACAAGTGGCAGACGCACGCCGCCGACCGTCGGATGCTCCAAAAGCCCGCGCAATCTGACGACCACGCCCTCGACGCCCTCCGATATTGGGGTGTGATGAATTTAGGGCGCAAGCAAAGCGGACGAATTGTATCTTTGTGATCTCAAAATTTTTACATTCACACCTAAATTTCAAAGTTATGAGCACGCTCAAACATCTGGACGCCGTCCAAAACTTCAAAAACGCACTCGACACCATGGTGGCCGAGGGCGAGATCCGCGCCGAATACGGTAATCAGATCCTTCGCTTGATGCGCTCGGGCCTCACGGGCTATGCGCATGCCTGCGGATTTGCGGGTGGATTCGATTACGTCCAGCGCATGGGCAAGCGTCCGAGCCTGACACGTCGTGAAGTCGAGGCGCAGATCGCCGCCAACCCCACGCCGACCGTGCAAAAAAAAAGTGTGGAACATGTGGGGGGCGTTAGCCCGGTGATCGAAGTTGCCGAGCAGCTAGCAGAGGTACCGACCTATACGCTCGAAAGCATCGCCGAACAGTGCGGAGTGACCGATTGGGAGAACATGACCATTTTGCAGGCCGACGCCGTGCGCACGCTGGCGAAAAACCTTGGTGTATCGTTCGGCCCCGCCTCCAAACCCGCGACGATCGCCGCAAAAATTGTGGAGGCCTACGCATGAACACGCTGAAAGCCGTCGGCACCAATGGTGAGGTGCTCACGTTCAACATCCCGAGCGAGGCGACGGAGATCGCGATTGGCCCGTTCTTCGAGACGCACATCGCGTTTCACGGCCTCCGGGCCGCGTTAATGGCCGAGGCCGAGGGGACGGCTGGCCCCGTCCCGTTGGGCGCCCACATCGCTAATTTGGCGTGGACGCTGCGCCACTATACCGAGGGCAAAAACCCTTTGGAGCTGAAGCTCACGGGTACGTCCGAAGAGGAGGTCGCCACCATGTTGATGGGCTGCGCCGAGGCCATTGCGAACTGCCTTGCACGACACACGCCCAAAGCGCCAGAGAACGAATTTGAGTTCAACGGCCGCAAATGGTACCTGTGTCAACAGGCGGTCAACTACAAAGCCAAACAGGGCGACGGGTTTTCCGTCAAGCAGGTGGCCCAAGGCATGCTTTTGGAGGAGTATTTCAACAATTTTTTGGAGCACCGCCTCGCCAAAGAGGTCGAAAAAGTCATCGAAGCGCGCGCCGCGGTGTCCGCGTCCGAGCTGTTTATGACGCCCACGCGGATCTTCCTCGCGCAGATGGCCCTGTTTCTGCGCACGTCTCCCGATGAGGAATTGCCGAAGACACAAGAAGCTTTCGACAACTGGCACGCGGCGCGCATATCCGAGCTGGAGCAGATGCCCCTGTCCGTCGCTGCCGATATCCGCAACTTTTTTTTTCTTACCTCAATGCCCTTCGCGACGACCCAATCTTCGTCAACTGGTTCAACCCACCCCGACCGCCCCATTTCAAAGAAAACACCGACCAAATCAAAATCCGCGCCTACCGCGAAAGGCACGAAGAAGGAAAAGGTCGGGAGCTTGCCATATACGGCCGCCTTTGGAAAACTGGGGCGTTCCAAACGTGGGAAATGATGCTCTGGTCGCCGTTTTTTGACGCAATCCAAATCGCAATCGCTACCGAATACCCATGACGATAATCGATATTTACCGGGCCTTCGCCCTCGCCGTTGAGAATGCGCCGTACGTGCTAGAGCTGCAACACCTGCGGCCAAATACCTTTGCCACGGTCAATTTCTACAGCGAGCTGCAGTCAAACAATGGCGGCAAAACACAGGTCGATGCGGAGGCGGGCACCTTCTTCTGTCGCCCGTACGCGGAAAGCGGATACAGCGACAAAGAGCTGAACCTCGAGCATCCGCTGGTGTTGATGGAGATCACGCAGGGGACGGGCAACATTTCGCAATATCGCCTGTCGTTTTCGCTGTCGGTTTTGGATGTCATTTTGCCGTACGACCAAACGACCCAAATGGCCCCGCGCTCGGTTGATCAGATCATCGCCGACTGCATCCAAATAGCGTACAACACGCTCAACTATGCCCGGGCAACGGTAATTAACGGCGTGCCGCTCAATCGGTATATTCCGCCGTTCACGTCCGTTACAACGGCACCGCTTAAAGATGGAACAGTGCAGCGCCACGTGGGCGTGCAATTGCGCTTTGAGGTGCCGATGATGGCCCCGTGCTTAGATTATGGCGAACCCGCAACAATCGAACCGCCGTCTTTCCCGCCCTGCTGTCGGGAGATCGAATTGCGGAACACGGGCGAATGGATCCAGTATCGATACGTGACCACCGACACGTGGATCGATCTGATCAGCATCGAAGACATAACGGGTCCAGCTGGACCAGAAGGCCCACAGGGGCCGCAGGGCGTACCGGGCACCGCCGCGACCATTGCGGCGGGCACCACCACGACGGGAGCGCCGGGCACAAACGCCAGTGTCGTGAACTCGGGCACTTCTTCGGCGGCGGTTTTCGACTTCACTATTCCACGGGGTGATGTTGGGCCACAGGGGCCGCAGGGCGATCCCGGGCCGCTGGTGCCGCTCTGCGACATCCTCACGGTCGGAAATACGGCGTGCACGGACATTGACATGAGCCAAAACGACCTGACCAACGTCGGCAGCATCGATTTCGACACCACGCCTGCCAACGCTGGGGCGGTCGCTCGGTTGAAATGGAACGACACCGATGGCACGTTGGATCTCGGATTAAAGGGCGGCAACGTGACTTTGCAAGTTGGTGAGGAGATAGTCGCGCGTGTGGTGAACAAGACGGGCGGCAACTTGACGGAAGCGGGCTATGCGGTGGTTCGTGTGGACGATGCGCAGGGACAACGGCTGGCGGTGGACTTTGCGCAGGCCAACACCGCTGCCAATGCGCGGGGCACGCTCGGCGTGGTCACGGAAAACATCGCCGTCAACCAAGAGGGCTTCATTACCTTGGTCGGGCAGGTGCGCGAGATCGACACGACGGGCGCATTGCAAGGGGAAACGTGGGCCGACGGCGACGAACTATGGTTATCGCCGACCGTCGCTGGCGGGTTGACGAATATCCGCCCAACGGCTCCGCTATTCAAGGTGTCGGTCGGCTACGTGGAATATGCTCACCAAAACCACGGCAAGATCTACGTTCGTGTCGGCGAGGCTATCGGGTTTGACGATCTGCACAATATGAACGAGACAGGATCAGAAACGGCGGGGCAGGTTATGACGTGGCAGAGCGGCGGATATGGGCAGTTTGCAGCGTTGCCGAATGCGCAATTGATTTTCTTGAACAGTGCCGCCGTTGCGGTCACTGGCACAACCGCACAAACAATCGCGCAATCTATTTTGATACCTGCCAACACGTTTATGGCCGGCGACATAATCGAAATAGCGTGGAGGCTCACCAAGGCCACCGCCGTGGCTACGGTCGGAACGCGATTGAACGTGAATGCTTCTTTGTCAATGGTCGGAGCGCTGCAAATCGCCACACAATCGCTCACGACCGCACAGCAATTCGGCCAACTGAACCGAACGATCAATATAATTGCTGCCAACAACAGCAACATTTTTTTGAACTCGGCGGCAGCGGCTACCGATGTCGTAATCAGCAACAACGCGCCGACTACCCTGAACATCGACTGGACGGTCAATCAATACATTTTCACGATGATCCAACCGACGAATATCGGCGACATAACGACATCTGCCTTCCTCACGATCAAACGCACCCGCACATGATTTCCGTTCCTTTTGGCCCGAATGGAGAGCCGATCGTTCCGATTGTTCCACCACGCCCGATGCTATTTACCGGCGTTGCCTTGTTTGTGTTCGATAGTCCCGACGAATACGCACAATGGATCGCCGAAAATTATCCCATCCCACCGCCTCCTGATCCCGAAACGATCGAACAATGAGCAATCTATCCGACGACTTTATTGCGGCGCTGGAGGGCGCACTGGTGGGTTCTACGCGTTTGCTCATTCAAGAGTTGGCCGCGCAGGGCCATAAAAACACTGGGCGTTTGGCCGACAGCATGACCGTCGACGTCAAGATCGAAGGCCGTGCGATCGTTGGCGAGGTGTCCTCGGCGTATTACCTCGAATACGTCAATCGCCGTACAAAGCACAGTCGCATAACCAAAGCGCAGATTGAGGGCCTTACCAAGTATTTCACCGAGAAAGGTCTCGCAGGTGCTGAGCTACAAAACGCGGTTTGGGGCACGGCCCGCAAGCAAGTTGAGACAGGCTCGCCGACCGCTGGGTCGTTTAGGTTTTCGAGCAACGGACGCCGCACGGGCGCGATCCAAGCGGCATTTGATAGTGTCCCCGAGATGATCGCCCGTGAGCTATCCGAATCCATCCAAATGCACATTTCCCGATCATACCTGCCCGCTATCAACGGGGAGATAAAGCGAATCTAACATGGAACAGAACGTCGTATTTTTTCGCGTTGAGGCCACTGGCGTCGGCGACTTGGTCGACCAGTTGGGCCTTCTCCGTCGCGAGGCAAAGCAGTTGCAGGGCGACCTGAACAAGGCCGCTGACCCTGCCGAGTATTTGAAACTCAACCGTGCTTTGGAGCAGAACCGATCGAACCAAAAGGAGATAACGGCGGCCATTCGTGAGCAAAACAAAACCCAAAAGGAAACCGCGACCGCAGCAGAAGGTAGCTATGTGGCCTTGAATGCCGAGCTAGTCAAATTGCGCAAAGCATTCAAGCAGTTGAGCGCCGAAGAGCGTGAAAGCAAGGTCGGCGCCACGGCGATTGAGCAAATACAGGCGCTTGATCAGCAGCTGAAAGATCTTGACGCTTCGATCGGTCAATATCAGCGCAACGTGGGCAACTATCAAAGCGCTTTCGATGGATTTGCAGGAACTCTTTTGCAGATCGGAGCGGTTGCGGATATTGCGCAGTTCTTCGATCCGAACGCGTTGATCGAACAGGGACTTGCAATTCAGGGCCTCGACAACAAAGCCCGGACGGTTTTTGGCGAAACGCTGCCAAAGGTCACGGCAGAAGCGGAAAAAAATGCCGCCGCGTTGGGACTTTCGAGCAGACAATACATCAATCAGGCGGCGGCAATTCAGGATCTTCTCGTTCCGATGGGCTTCACTCGTGACCGTGCCTCGGAAATTTCGACACAGCTGCAAAACGTGTCGGGCGCTTTGTCGGAATGGACTGGCGGCACCCGATCATCTGCCGAGGTGAGCGAAATTTTGTCCTCTGCATTGTTGGGCGAACGCGACGCGCTTAAATCGCTCGGCATTTCTATTTCAGAGGCTGATATAACGTCGCGGCTGGCCGCACAAGGGCAGGACAAATTAACGGGTGCCGCGTTGGAGCAAGCAAAAGCGCAGGCCACTCTTGACTTGGTTTTGGCTAAATCGACGGATGCCCAAGCTGCATTTGCGGCGGGTGCCGACAATCCGATCCGCCAACTCAATTTGTTGAAAGCGCAAGCGACGGAGCTGGCCGAACAGGTTGCAAGCGGTGTCACACCTGCATTGGCGGGCCTCATAAAACTGTTCTTGGCCCTCGCGGATTTTGTGGAAAACAACAAGGTAGCCTTTGGCGCCGCTGCTTTGGCGGTCGGCACGTACACGGTAGCCGTCAACGCCTCAACAATCGCCACGGCTGCCGCAGAATTTGCGCAGCTCGCACTTAATACGGCAATCAAAGCGGCGCCCTATGTGGCCGTGGCTGCCGCCGTGTTTGCGTTGGCAAAGGTTATTACCGATTATGTAACGGCTGCGGATGCCGCGAGCGTTGCAACTGAAACGATCAGCCAAAGCAGCGAACGTTTGTCAAGTGCGGTTTCGAGCAATGCCGCCGAGCTTGCAAGGGAAACAAATGACATTAGGTCCAATTTTCAGGTACTGAAAGACGCTACTGCCGCTCGGGACGACAAACGCAAAGCAATTGCCGAGCTGAAAAAAGAATATCCCGATCTGATCCGTCAATACGACCTTGAAAAAGGTAGTTTGCAGGACATTGAAAAAGCGGAAAAATCTATTTTGGCCGTTCGCGCACAAAAGTTGGCGCAAAAAATTACCGAGCAGGAGATCGAGACGCTCACGAAAGAGCTTTTGCAGGCTAATCAAGACCTGAAAAAAGCCGAAGAGGAGGCATTGGTGGCCGCGCAAAAACGAGATGCGGCATTGGCTGGCACTGAAAGCGCGGTTGTCAAAATCGGCAAAGGTGTTGTAGGTTACGTGACTGGGGGATTGTCTAATT